ACCGACACGCTGATCGATCTCTACTGCGACCGAAAGACAGGATTCGGCACCGCGACCGAGACGCGCTACTACACGGCTGAAGCCTATGACTATGTGCTGACCGATGATCTCGTGAGCGTCACAACGCTGACCACCGACGATCTTGAGAACGGCACCTACTCAACGACCTGGACTGCCAACACAGACTTCCAGCTCACGCCAAAGAACTACGCGCTGGATGGCTTGCCGTACACCGGCATTAGCCGCAGCAACGCCTTCCCCAAGAACTTCCCTAAGAACATCTTCCTTGGCGTGAAGGTGGTCGGCGTGTTCGGCTTCCCTGCGCTCCCAGCCGCTGTCGTACAGGCGGCCATCATCCAGGCTGGCGCTGTGTGGAACAGCCGCACCGCGCCATTCGGCGTGATCGGATCTGCTGACCTTGGCGGCATTCTGCGAATGAGCCGCGCCCTGCACCCAGAGGCCGCGTTGATCCTTGAGCCATACCGTAAGCGCGGCGGCTTGGCGGTATGACCGATCTCACAATCCTTGACGCCATCGCAACGCGCCTAGGGGCTGCTACTCCGCCCACTGGCTACACACTCCGTAAGGCATACGCCACCCCACCTGAGTCGCTCCCAGTCGTGCCTGCTGCGATCCTCTTCCCAGGCGATGACTCGATCAGCATCGGCAATGGCAATCGAACGACCGTGCTGACGGTCGCAATCCGCATCTACCTCCTTCCTATCCCACGGATGGATGACAAGTATCGCGACCTCTATACTTGGCGAGCGTGGCTCCGAACCGTGTTCGATGGGGCTGTCACGATTAGTGGAAATGCTGCTCAAGTGGCAGTCACTACTACTACACTCGGCACAGATACTTATGCTGATCAGGAATACCTGACAGTTGAAGCAACTGCGGAAGTCACGGTGTTTGATACCGTGGCATTCACCGCGTAGAGCAAGGAGAACTTAGATGGCTACCTTCGGCGCAAAGGCTCTGACGCGAATCGCTACCGGCTCGCAGACTGCTTTCGGCACAGCCGCTGCAATCGGAACCGCAGTTGGCGAGATCCTCTTCAACGAGACAATCGGTTCGCTCGACCTGGGCGTGACGGTTGATCTTGGCGAGACCGTATCCGTTGGCAAGCGCACCGCCATTCAGGCGAGCCAGCCAACCATCACCGGCAAGGCTCCAATCCTGACCATCGCCGAGGCTCCTGCTTCGATGCGAACCCTTCCGCTGATCTTTGATGCGATTGGCGCAACGACCACAGGCGCAGGGCCGTACACCTGGACTTGGTCGCCAACACAGGGCGATGTCGACACGCTCGTCTTCTACTCCTTCCTTGTTGAGGATGGCGTGCAGAAGTATCTCGTGCGCGACGCTGCTCCAACCGAGATCACGATGTCAGCAGACGCAACAGGGCTGCTCCAGGCTGGTGCAACCTTCGCTGCTACGACGGCTGCGACATCGGCGCTTGCCTTCCCTACGGCGATCCCTGCCAACCCATTCTTGGCTGGACGCTTGATGAAGTTGAGCACCGACACCAACTTCCCTGACAAGAGCGGCACAGGCGCGACCGCCTACGCTTCGATCTACAACTTCAACCTGTCGATTATGACTGGCGTTGGAATGGTCACGGCGCTTGATGGCAGCCTGACGGCCGCTACCGCAGCGCTGACCGGTGTGCTTGATGCAACGCTGACCTTCACGGTTGCGAGCAACGCAGCAGCTGGCTCAACCTTCCCAATCTCCGACATCGCCACCCAGAAGTACCTGCGCCTCTTCGGCACGACCACCGATAACTACGGTGTCTGGATTCTCGGCTCGTGGGAAATCGAGAACATCGTGCCGCTCTCGGCGGATAACGAAGGCGTGGTCGTGAACGAAGTGACCTGCCGTCTGGCATACGATGTGACCTCAGGCAAGTCGCTTGAGATCGTTATCGACTCGCCACTGGCGACAGCGCCATAAAGTAGAGCGCCTAGTGCGCTAGTAGGAGGAGCAAATGGAAACAGTAAAGATTGCCCTAGAGGGTAAGTACGCTGGGTGGACAGCCGAGTTGCGAAAGACTGTCTCGGCTCGCATCCTGCTTGACTTGGAATCAGGCGAAGCGCGCCTAGCCCTTGGTGGCTTTGCAAAGCTGGTAGTGACGCATAACTTCAAGGGGCTTGATGGTCAGCCTGCTGAAGATATTCTGGACGCTCCGGTAGATGCACTGACAGAAACTCTTGCAGAGTGGGTGAAGGCGAACCAGCCAGACCCCAAGTAAGGCTCGCCGCTCGGCGGATGGGACACGGACAGGCGATTGTTCCACCGCCAGAGATTATGTTCCACATCTTGGCACAGAAGTTTGGGATGTGGCCAGACCAGGTGGCGAGCCTTCCACTAGATCAGGTGCTGCTGGCGTGGACAATCCACGCGGAGATGCAGCCGAAAGGAAAGTAGATGCCTGCCGGAGTTATCCTTGAGGGGAAGTTCGACAAGAACTACGACCAGCTGCGGATTGGCTTCCTCAAGGCATCAAACCCTAGCGCTTTCAAGCGCCTTGGCACCTTTGCCACCCTCAACGCTGCGCGCACATTGCAGAAGCCAATGCGCGATAAGTCGCCCAAAGGTCAGACCGGCACGCTCCGTAAAAAGGTGCTTGCTCGAAGGGCGCGCTTCAACAACCCAGCCGCTGTCGTTGGTATCAAAGGTGGGCGTAATGGCGTGTTCTACGGCTGGCTCGTAGTTGGCGGATCTGGAGCTACGCGCACGACTAAGAATGGAACCTTCTCCGTGAAAGGAGTAAAGGCTCGACCATTCGTTGATCAAGTGGTCAAGCAGCGCTCCAACATCAATCGAGCGGTAGAGTCATATAGCAAGACCTACGCCGCGTTCTACAACGACGAGCCATTCCGAAACACCATCCTACGATTCAGAAGGGGTAATCAACGCTGATGGCTATCAACCAGACCGCTAACTTTGTCGTAAAGGCAAAGGACTCTGCCTCAGGTCCGCTCGGTAAGATCGGCGGCGCGATGGGCGGACTTGCTAAAACAAGTTCCTCTGCATTTGGCGCTATCGGCGCTGGCACGGCCATCTTGGGGACGGTTGTTGCTGCGCTGACTTATGCCGTAGGTAAGGCTGCTGCGTTTGAAACTGCAATGCTCAATGTGAATAGCATTGCAAAGGCAACGCCTGAAGCATTCGAGGATATGAAAAATGCAGTTCTCGATCTAAGCACAAGATTGCCACAAAGCGCCGAGACACTTGCTAAGGGTTTGTATGACATTGCATCAAGCGGATTCGCTGGGGCTGAAGGAATTCAAGTTCTTGAAGCGGCCGCAAAGGCAGCATCAGCAGGACTAGCGCAGACCTCCGAATCAGCGGCAGGGATCACTGCAGTTCTCAACGCCTATTCCTACGGTGCAGACGAGGCGCAGCGAGTCTCGGACATTCTCTTCAAGGTTGTTGATCGAGGTGTGATCACCTTCCCACAACTTGCATCAGAGATTGGTAAGGTCACCGCGCTTTCAGCGCCGCTCGGCGTAAGCCTTGAGGATGTTGCCGCAGGATTGGCTGTGCTTACAAAAAACGGTATTGACGCAGAGAACGCAACCACGCAACTCAACGCAATTATGCAATCGGTTCTCTCTCCGACAGCAAAGGCAACGAAACTTGCCAAGAAACTTGGTATTGACTTCACGGCTACTGGTCTAAAGACTAAGGGCCTCAACGGCTTTATGGCAGATCTTATTAAGAAGACCGGTGGCAGCAGCGAGAAGATTGCTGAACTTCTTGGAGATGCTCGTGCAATTCGAGGAGCATTCGTCTTGGCAAAGAATGGCGGTAAACAGTTTAATGACGAGCTTGCTCTTATGGCAAACGCTGCTGGTGCAACAGACACCGCCCTCTCTTATCAAGAACAGGGACTCAACTATCAACTGCAGATCTTTCAGAACAAAGTTGATGCTATTGCAACAGCCATTGGAACGGCACTTCTCCCAGCCGTAGGGTTTACTCTTGATGCCCTTACAAATATGGGAGCAGGGATGGATCGCGTAATTCAAGAGAGCGTCAATCCTTTCATTGAGGAACTTGGAAAGACAGCAGACCTGTTTGGGCTTGATTTTAGTGGTGGGATTGATCAGAAAACATTCTGGGATGATTTTTTTGAACCAATCAGGACAAACTTTGAAAACGCAACGGTTCTCCTAAAAGCATTCAACGAAGCCTACGAGCAGATGCTTCGTCTCACTGGGCAGGTCGTGCCAAGCGACTTTGTAGGACTCTCACACACTCCCTTCTACAGCGTTGATCCGAATACTGGTATGGCAGTCTCAACTGCACCTGCAGGCAGCGGCGCAACCACCGTCACGACCACGGTCAACATCGGCACGGCGAAGGTCGACACCGTCATCTCTGAAGCGCTCCGCCGCATCGGACCAGGCGGCCGTGGTAGCAATCAGTAAATGGCGAACCCATTCAGCCTGATCATTGCTGGAGTAGATAGCGGCGCGAACCTGCTTGACCTTCCTGCGCCATCAGCCACCACGACGCCCTATGTCGAACTCGGCTCGTTGAGCCTGACGCTCTCAGCAGACGGCGCACCTGGCGCAATGAACTTCACGGTCATTGAGCCAAAGACTCCAAGCGGCACTTTGCCGTGGTGGCGCTCAGGTGCCGTCTACGACAATGCGCGCGTGCAGTTCTTTGACAGCCGGTACAGCGCAACCACACCGCTCTTCCTTGGCTATATCAGCAACATCCAGGGCGAGATCCTAGAGAACGGCGTAGGCACACGCGCCACGGTGCAGGTGACTGGCGCAACTGGATGGCTTCAGCAGACCATCGTGCGCAACGGTGTCTTTTCTGTAAATGATGGCACGCGCACCGTCAAGGCGACCTCATTCGTGGACTCGTTCACACTCGGCACTGGCGAGCCAGAGGACACAAGTGCGACCACCGACCAAGCAATCATCAACTTGCTATTGAAGAAAGTTTCTCAGCAGCAGACTGACGCTTCCACCTTGCAGCTGCTGAACACCGCCATCATTAGCGGCAGCAACCGCGCCATCTATACCGGCACCGCGCAGAAGATCGGCAAGCAAGCCTTCAGGGCGACTACGCTCCAGAGCGCGCTTGATCAGGTAGCAGAAGCGGCTGGCGGTATCTCCGATGTGCAGTACCGTATCTGGATTGATAACGACGGCCGCCTGAACTACGGCCCAAAGACCGTGGCTGCGACCTACGCCACGGCTCCTGCCGAGATCGTCACTGACCCTGCAAGCATTCAGACTGGTAGCACCACGACACCTACGCGCCTCTTCGCTCGTGACCTAAGCGTCAACCTTGACCACGACAGCATCGTCAAGGGGATTTTTGTAATGGCTGACTCGGCGTATGCGCGGTATGACAGCAACATCGTCTTCTCTGGCGCACCGACCAACGACCCATACTTCCGCACCTACAACGGCACATACTTCAATGCGACCGTCACGACGGCTGCTCGATCAGGAACGACAGCGACGATCACAACTTCCCCAGCGCACGGTTTCGCCTCAGGTCGCCGCGTGACGGTTGCTCTTACCAGCGGTCCGACTGGATACACGGCGCTCAACGGCACCTTTACGATCACAAGCGTGACCACCAATACCTTTGTCTACACCACTGGCACAAGCGGCACGATCACCTCAGGTGCGGCCGTGGGTACGGCATCCGCGCAGGGAAGCGGCACAAGCCGCACAGGCGCAGGGCAGGCAACGCGCAATGGTCCGATCCCACACGAAGTCTTCAGCGCGCCAAAGGTCAACAGCACCATTGACCGTGGCAGGCAGGTCAGTCTGCTCGCTCGCGGCACGATGGCCACTCGATCACAGCCGCGACGCACCGTCTCGTTCACGGTTGCCGGTGGCAACCTCAGCCAGACTTCTGCGCCAGACTGGGAGTACGGCTACACGCAGGGCTACCCAGCCGAAGCTGCAACGCCGTATACGCTCGTCAAGGCGTGGCTGCCAGGGCAGTATGTGAAGATCACCGCGCCTATGCTCGACCTCTCGTCTACCATCCTCTACATCCCTACTGTCACAATGCGCTTCGCAGAAGGTGGAGGCACCTACCAGGTGCAGTACGAGATCGAAGCGGACTTCCGTCGGCAGTATCTCAGCGGCCTTCGCGGCTTGATTGGTGGAGAGTAATCGTGGGTAAGTACGGCACAAACCTAGAAGGCTTTGGCGCGTTTGAGGGTGGAGTCAACGCAGACAAGGGCGCACCGCTTATTGCCACTAACAGCGACGGTGAGACTTCGCTGCTTTTCGGTCCAGCTGCACTCCGAGAGATTCAGGCTGGCGTGGCGAACGGCGACTTCGCCATTCCGCCGGATGACGCTTCGGCAACGATCACCGCAGAGAACCCACTGCCGTACTGGACTTTCACCGATACAAGCAGCAGCGGCGCGATCACCTGCAAGATTGTTGATGACGCATCATCAGGCTCATCTAACACCTTGCGTTGGAGCATCCCTGCCGCAGCAGCCAACAGCCTCAGCGCCAAGTTGACGCGCTTCATCCCAATCGCCTCCACGCGTAACCGCGCCTTTGCCTACTCGCCAGAGGTCAACACCTTTGGTGCGACCAACACGGCGATTGCTACCATCCGTATGCAGGCGCAGTTCTACAAGGCAGACCAGACCACCACGACAGGCACGGCGATTGACTCTGGCGTGATCACCTTCGCAACCCTTGGCACTGGCAGCAACTGGCTGACTGGTAATTACACGACCGCTAACGCAGCGCCATCTGACGCAGCTTTCTGCCTTGTGACCATCACCGTTGCAACAGCGGCGGCTGGCGCAGTTGTTGCCTCAACGGTTGACATCCCAGAAGTGCGACTGATCCGTGGCGACCAGACGAACCTCTTCGCCGAGTACAGCACGCCAGGCACCTACGCGCCGACGCTAGTGCGTCAGGTCGGCGGCGAGTTGCAGATCAGTCCGAACGCTGGAACTGGCAATGTGAAGTTCGGTGGCGACATTACCGTTGACGGCGGCGATGTGAACCTCAGCACTACCCACACAGTCAAGCCGCTCAGCGTCTCAACGATGCAGATGATCCGCAACGACACCGGCGCGCGCTCAGCCTTGGCGACTGGCGTGCTATTCCCAGGCAATCAGACAACGCGCTCTATCGGCGACAACGGCTCAGAGACCAGTTTCAGCGGTTCTATTGCAGTGAGCGGAGCCACCAGCGCAACAGCATTTTATTCGTCAAGTGCGTCCATTACTCTTGCTGGCTCCCCTGGCGGAGATATCACCCTGACTGGTGGCGACACTAGCGTGCCGATCAGCGGCAACGGTGAACTAAATACAATCCCAAACACCACTACCGCGACGACAAACAGCGCGCGTTGGGTTTCAACTGGAGGCAGCACCTACGGCTTGCGCCGTGACTCATCAACGCGCCGCGTCAAGACAAACATCGTGCAAGCAGATGAGGGAGTCCTTGCCGCCGCCAAGCGCCTACGCGCCGTCCACTTTGAGCCGCTTGAGAAAGACGATGAGGGCAACCTGCGCGGCACTGGGCAGTTGACGCTCGGACTTATTGCTGAAGAGATCCTTGAGGCTGGACTTGGCTGCGCCGTGACCTATGACGCAGAGGGCTTGCCAGACGGCTACGACGAGCGCGTGCTTATGGCGGCTATGTTGCACCACATTGGTGACCTTGAGGAGCGCCTGAAGGCGCTGGAGTCACGATGACCCCACGCCAGATTGACCAACTGATCGCGCGCCTAGACGCACACTCAGTAAAGTTGGATGAGGTGCGCTCAACGGTGGACAAACTCAAAGGAGGACTAGTGGCTATCGGTGCGCTGTTGTTCAGCGTGCTGATTCCGCTACTCGCATCGCTGCTCGCTAAGTGAAGCGCGCCGCGTTCCCACTGCTGGGGATCATCTTCAGCACGCTCATCTTCCTGCCCATCGTGCGCGCTGAGGATCTGCCGCAGCAGGGCGTGACGATGACCGTCTACGACGGATCACCGCTTGGACT